GGCATACTTATAGTATACAGCATGGTTGCCCAAATGTCAAATGTTTTTTTGTTGTATTTTTACAACTAGCCACCGACTCTTTCCAGACCACCGTTTTTAAATACATATCTTTCTGTATAGGCGTCCTCTGGAATCGTCTCCTCCTCGCTCTCCTGTAGTCTTTCCATGACTGATTCTTCTAATTGTTGTAGGTATTCTTGATTGCCATTTACCATTTCTCTGCCTTTTCATAGTTATCGAACATATCATAATCTTCAATATCACCTCTAATCTCCGGTACTTCTACTGCATAATCTTCCTGCGGAATCGCATTGTATTCTAAACCTTTGTTATATGCTGTTCTACTGCGTGATGCTTTTTCCCTTGTGGCGGCTGATTCAGGTGTTTCGTGATACTTTAATAATTTTTCTCTTCTTATATCTTTGTCTTTCTGCGAATGGACTCTGACATTGGCACAAGACCGTGAACAAAAAGTGCCCTTTTTCTTGTGGTCTTTACCACATCTAGGGCACTTTTTAATCATTGTAAGGTTTTCTTTTTCTCAAACTCACCATTTGCTACATCTTCAATCATGTTTTTAAATTCTGTTTCAAAACCATTAGCTTTGCTGTGCATCATCAATCTCGCCATTATAACACCTAATATAACCGTGATAGGCGCTCGAATAGACATAGATTGGAGTAAATCATCAACTTCATTCACTAGGGTTTCTACTGTTGGGGTTTTGTTTTGTTCTTTCATTTTTTTCATTCTCATTTTTTGGTAAAAATTTTTCTTCGCTTCTTAATAAATTGGAATAACTATCATTAAAATCTGGCTCTATTGGTGGCCAACTACCTCGGTCCCACTCACTTTCCATATTTTTCTCCTAAAGTTTTTTTGTAATTTGTATCGCAAAATCTTCTGCCTCAATTTCCCATGGTTCACCTTTTACAGGTATGCCACGCCAAGTATTTAGACTAGCTGTTATTTCGTGATTTACATATTGTTTTACATGACACATTTCATGTGCAATAGTTTCTAGGAGTTCTTTCTTGTTTTGTTTTGTTCTTAATTGTATGCAATAAATTGGCACTCTTGAGAATATACTATCATCACTTTCCCAACAATGACCAAGAACATTCTCACCCAAATCATTTGAATAAGAAAATTCAAGTATCACATCATTCGGTAAGTTTAATTCCTCACCGAATAATGAGATTGCCTTAAAATATTGTTTGCCTATACCATGTATTACCATGGCACCAGCTTACTTCATATTACTCAAAAAGTCAAGCGCTGATGCCTCCCACGTCCATTTCTTTGCCGAAAATTCGGTAGAATCTCTTTTCACGGAGACTATTTGTTCAATCTTAGAATTTAGATTATAACCATATTCACTCTCAACAATACATCCATTTATATTCTCTTCTATAATTTCTTTTGGCCCATCTATATCATATGCTAATACTGGTGTACCACACGCCATGCTTTCTAACATGACTAATCCAAATGAATCCGTTTTAGATGGATATACTAGAGCATCAGCACTTGCATAATATCTGGCTAAATCAACACCATCAAGTTGACCAAGAAAATTTACAAAAGGATATTTTTGTTTTAATTCTTCAAGATATGGCCCATCACCAATGAAAACTTTATTGGGGTGTTGTAGTTGGCAAAATTCATCTATATTTTTTTCTTTTGATGCTCTTGCTACACATAACACATAACCATGACCCCATGGTTTTCTGTATTTTGGATTAAATAGTTTATGATTTACACCTCTCGACCAAACTTTTACATTCTTAAAACCTTTGTTCAATAAAAGTTCTTGTGTATATTCTGTTGGCACCATTACACATTTGGATTTGCTATGAAACCATTTGTAATATTTGTATAATAGTTTTGATGAAAATCCAGTATATGATTCAAAAAATTCTGGAAATTTAGTGTGGTATGCTGTCGTGTATGGATGTTTAGCTTTATCTAAAAGATATTTTGCATATAGACCAAGAGGTCCTTCTGTTGCAATATGTATTTTATATCCAAGAAAAGCATATGAGTTAATTAGTTTTTTATAAATCCATGGATTTACTATAAACTCAACTTCCCGATAAAATGGTAATTTAACCATAACCCATTCTGGTAATGGTTCACCCCCATTGTAACACATTGACTTAGGGTGTAATACTTCAATTGTTTCTTCTTTTTTTTCTAACTCTTTAATTAAATTTTGATATGTTCTGACTATGCCGTTGACTTGTGGCTCCCAAGCATCTGTGATGATTGCTGTTCTTTGCATTTGTCCTTTTCATGGAGCACACTCACAATCTCTTTCTTTATTGTAGAGTTCTTTTCCCCAAAGTTGATCGGTATATTCACGATATTTTTTATCTTTGGTTACTTTGTGTAAATGTCCGCCCCATATCTCCGTATGATAGATTGTTCTATTAAATTGGCAACCTTTGACATCTTCTAGCTCTGCTATATACTCTATTTTATTTTCACATTTGTATACGCAATAATGCTTAATCGGTTTTTCACCGTTAGAAAGCATTTGGTCGAGCCAGTTCTCTTGTATGCCCAATAAATAGCACTCAAGGGTGTCTTTGCCAAATACTGATGTATTGTGGTTTGCGTGTAAGGGTGACCACCATAGTAGTCCTGCAATTAGGACTACTAAAGTGATACAAGTTGATATAATAATTTTTTCAAATAAATTCATTGTATTTTATTTTATTAATTTTGACCCAACGTAAAAACCTGTTAATGGTGTAATAGTTAAAAGTAAAAATAATACTAGACCCATTTTTTTCTCCTTATAATCTTTATGACTATTTAGGTTTTAACACTTTTTATAACTGATGTTTTAATGTTGGGTCTAATTCAAAAACGTAATTCAAAAAGATACAGGCCAAATCCTCGTCATTGTAATGACGAACTATAGTTTGGCCTGTAATTGAAGATGTTATAATCAATAATACATTTGTTTCATCAAATATCGAAAAGTTGATAATCCAGTTATCTCTTTTAACTGAATCCCAGAATTTAGTTTTACTTGCTGTGAGTAAATACTTTTTCGATAGACGTTGTGGTAATAAGTTCTTTGACATTTTCTGTTAATAGATTTACAATTTCTACACTCTTATCTTGGTATGTATGTAATTCTTTAACTGAATTTTGCTTTACAATGTTAGCCGCATTGTTAAACATATTCAAATTGTGGTCAATTGCCTTAACTGTTAAATCTGTAAACATTAACTTCTCCTTTAAAATGGTTATTTATAAAAAATGTTGCACTACACAATAAAACCAAAAACACTTGCTAGACTTGCCCACCACATTGTCCAATAAAATGCAATGTATTTAAAGAATGTCTTAGGTCCTCTATTACCACGCCTCGTACCTAACTTCCAAGGGTGTATTATCATTCTACCAAAGTTATTAGCATATAGTTCAATTTTATTCAAAACTCTCTCCTTTATAGTTCATATTTACCCAGAATTTTTGTTTTTCTGAGATATATAGCTTTGTTGCCGTTCAGATAAAAACCTTAGATTCTTTCCAGACACCTTCACCATAATCCAATCATTATAGTAATCATCTCTTTCTAATGCTTTAGCTATCATCTGTTCCTTTAATTCAAGATAGGCACAATCACTACGGTTTGTACAGAGGTGCAAAATTTCCCGTATAAAGTTTTCTTCACCGAGTCTTTTAACATCTGCAATCAGTTTATCGTTTGAACCCCAATACGTTGGCCAATCAGATGGTTTTCTTATCTTCTTTCTTTTGCCTTTTACTTGGCGATACCCTGCCTTAGTAAAAAACTTTTTACCAATGTATCGTTTGTTCTCTTTTAAATTATGAATACAGTAAACAAACCCATAATATTTTTCGGCGACTTCTTCTAAAAGAGGCCCACCGTTCCACGTCCAACTCATTCTTCTTCTATGTCATCCTTTTCATATTGTAAATAAGAGGAACAAAATGGACAATATGTCGGTTCTGTTTCTGTTCCTCTTATACCAAACTCTATCGTAAATTTTGAATCACATTCATCACACTCATACTCAAGTAACTTCATTTAGGCTGCCTTACCCCAAACATCATCCCACTTACCTTTGAGAGCACCTTTGGCATAGTCTGTCGCACGATTCTCAAAAAAGTTTGTGTGTGTTGGTGCGTTAATCATTTCTTCAACCCATAATAATGGATTTCTTTTTACTTTATAATGACCCTTTAAACCTAAACTAATTAACCTACGATCACAAATGTAACGAATATATTTTTTTACATCATCAGCTGTAAGGTCGTCCATTGGCCCCATTTTAAATGCAAGGTCAATAAACTTATCCTCTAATTCAACCATCTTTCTCGCAATATTATATATCTTAGATTTTAAATCATCATTCCAAATTTCACGATTTTCTTGTATGTAAGTTTTAAACAACTTAATCATAGACTCTGCGTGTTGTGTTTCATCTACAATTGACCATGTAATAATTTGACCCATGCCGGCCATTTTACCATGTCGTGGAAAATTCAGTAACATTATGAATGATGAGAACAACTGCATACCTTCTGTAAAGGCAGAAAACACGGCGATATGAGTCGCCGTGGATTCTTTTGTGCCATTCTTTGAGGATATGTCCATAATATAATCGTGTTTATTCTGCATCTCTTCGTACTCTGCAAACTCTGAATATGTTGATTCAGGCATACCAAGTGTTTCTATGAGATGAGAATAGGCGGCGATATGTAATGCTTCACGAGCTGTAAAACCAGCCAACATCATTCTTATTTCTGGTTGTGGAAAATATGGTAAATAATTCTTAACATATCCACCTGCAACGTCTATATCACCTTGTGTAAAGAATCTAAAAATGTGAGTGAGAAATTGTTTCTCTTCATTTGTCAACTTATGTTTCCAATCTTTAACATCTTCTGCCATA